ATCCAAAGCAAGATTGAGAAGTTTTTGAGCTTCTTCAACGTCTTGTGTGGAACGAACTAAACGCGAAAACGCTGGTCGTAATTCATCATCGGTGACACCGATAGCGATTGAAGTCGCCGTAATGTATTTTTCGACTCCGGCAATTTGTTTAGCAGTTGCGTCAGTTGTTGCCGCAATAGTTTCGGCAAGTTTCTTTTGTGCCGCCTCATCTTCAGCGGCCGCTTTGACTGCGGACGCGGCGAAGGCTCCAACTGCGGCTCCAGCGGCAGCAAAAGCAAGAGCGGCTTTTTTACCGAAGTCAGCAATTCTTTCACCTACGGAATCGACGTCTTTAGCACCGGCGGCTAACTTCTTTTGAAAGTCTGCGGTGTCAGCAAGTAGTTTGAGCGTTAGTGCTCTTGAATCAGATGCCATTGACGCCCCACTTATCTAGAATTTTATTGAACGCCGCTGTCCATTGTGCGACGATTGAACGCTGTTCGCGTCGTAGAGTTGGGTAAATAAACCAGCCGCGAGAACCTCGACCTTGACGACCGGAATAGCTCGGAAACTGTTTGTAAGTATTTGATCCGAACTCGAGTCCGGCCCACAAATCTTTTGTTGTCGCGCCGCCGCTAAATCGCTGGCTTGCAAATCCATATTTGATTTCGCCAGTAGTGCTTGTCTTTGAAACTTTACCGCCATCGACGACGCGGCGAACTGCTTTACCGCTTTTAGTGCGACCATAACCAGCTTGACGGATTTGACCAGCAAGGTATTCGGCAAGACCATTTGAAACGTTACGCGATTCGGTTTTAGCTTCGTCCCCGAGAACTGTGAAGGCTTTATACACTTGGCGCAGTTCGGTACTATCGAACGCCGCCAATTCTTCAGCCATTCTTATTCATCTCCTTGATTAGTTCTACCGCCGTCGCTATGTCGTCCCAGTCATCCCAGTAACGCATAGGGATACCGGTTTTCATCGCAACGACGACCAGCATCCGCCTTACGCTGTCGGGTTGGTGGCTTTTGGGTCTTCTTGTCCTGTCCTAACGTCTGCGACTGTCTCCATCCAGACTTCGAACGACTTGACTGGCTTGCCAGCGTTCTCTCGTTTGTAAGCGTTATAGGCCAAGAACATTAGATCCCAGATTCCAATATTGTCTTGCGCCTTTGTGATGGTGTGGCCCGTGGTCTTTTCCCACTTAGCCCACTCAGGCGGTTGAGCAATATAAGTTTCCGTATTGCCGCCGTTATATTCGATTGTGATTGATAATTTCATAGCTCCCGATTCCTATCTTTAGTTGAAAGTCTCTGTGACTTCGCCTCTTGCGACCTTGAAGGTGTAAGAGACAGTCTGAGCGTCGATTCCTGATCCGCCGGCTGTTGGGTATTCTGGCAGGACTGGGAAAACAAATTGTGCGCCGGTGGCGGCTGTAAGTGTAATGCTAATTTCTGTATTCGGCGCTGAATCGCAAGCTGTCCAAAGTGCTTCGCATACTGAGTTGGTTTTACCCCAATCGGCGAGCATATCCAGTTGGAATGTGCCTTCGACATTTACGACCTTGTACGCTTCGCCGTCGAGTGTCTGATAAGTCTCGCGGACGAATGTCTTGGTCAATACAGCGTTAGTCGCTTGAGCTTCGATATCTGTTCCACCTGTGAAAGATAGCGAAATGTCGCGACCGGTGATGACTGTGGTTGCCACTTATTTCTCCTTAGTTTGTCTGTGTGTAATAGGTGGAGACGCGAATATCTGCGACCAATAAATTGACCGCACCCACTTGCGTAACCGTAGGCCGTTCGACTGGGCCGACTGTGTAGCCGTCCGGTATAACTGCCAAAACTGAAAGAATGAGTTGCTCGAGATTATCGAGAGAAGCTGGATTAGAAAGATAGGCGACTCCGCAAGTGATGGTCAGATTGATCTTGGCGTGAATTGTTGAGTCATTGATTGTGTTGAGTTCTAAATAAGGCGAGTCTGGAACAAGAATAACCGCTGGCACTTGAACCGCTTCTGGAACGTAGGAATAGACGTTCGCAGATACCGACCCGAGCGCGGTGGCCAGCGGTGTCCGGATAGAAGAAAGAATAGTGCTGGCTGGCATTATCCAACCATCGCATCTGTGTCGAGGTATGGGCCGAGAAGACCAGTTACTTTTGCAAGAAGATTCTTAGATAGGCGATAAGGAGTTACTGCGAAGTCGATTCCTTCGATGGATCCGCCAGCGGCTGTACGAGCTTGAAAGATTTCGACAGAGATAGCCAGAATGGCAGCTTCAGCATTGGGATTTCCGACGTAGGTAGATGCGCCAGAGAGCGCAGCGTTTCCGGCTGGGACGATATTCTTTTCCAATACGTCAGCATTGGTGATGGCAACTGTGAAGACATAATCTGAAATCTCGGTATCTGTAATTGTGTGAGTTCCGTTGAATGGTGAGCCGCATCCGGTGATAATCACAGACTGGCCAACTGTGAACTCGTGAATTGTCGCAGTCTCGAAGTATGCGACGTTATTTTCTAATCTGACTTTATTGATTCTGCTCTGGAATGTGACCAACATTGGGAGAACGAGATTCTCGCTAGCATCCACAATGTCGGTGAGATAAGCATCTGAATAGAGGGAAGACGAGACGCCCAAAATGGTGCGTAGCTCTGAAGCCGTAACTATTGAGGGCATCTCGTTTCCTTTCGATCTAGAGGGTCTAAGCCAGCTCGGGAGCGGACTGGCTCAGACTATTGAGTTTCTTAGAGAACCATCCAGCGATACGCACCTGCGCCGACCTTTGTAGCCAATGCGCCGTAGCCGTAGTAAGCCACTTCGATTTGACCATTGAGGGCAACGTTTGTTTGTAGGCGGAATCGTGAGGACTCGTACCAAGTGTAAGCATCTGGATTGATGACGATGATGGTGTTATCGCCAACGCCTGAGCCTGTGGTGAGGTTGCGATCAACGCGGAAGTTCAAGCCGAGAAGATTGCCAGTTGCGGAACCTGCGCCGAGGTTTCCGCCCTGATTCATATTACCAATGAGATTCTGGTAAATAGGACGTCCACCATCAGCAAGATTCTGAATCGCGCCCCATTGCTGAGGTGATGCGATGATGTTTTGCGCGAATCCGAGAGTGTTGGCGTAGATTGAAACGCCAGCATCGGAAACGAAATCCAGAAGGCCAGCCGCATCAAGTGTGCGGTTTCCGCCATCTGTTCCGCCAGCAATCAAGCCGGTGACAACTGCGACATCTGTCGCCTTTGCGTATGCGTATTCCATTTGACGAACGAGTTCATCAAAGAACGCAGGTGAGGAACGATCGAGAAGTTCTACGGAGAATGTTTGACCTCCGGCGTACTTCTTTACAGAGACAGAGAGGAACTCATTTGTCATTCCTGTCTCATCGATTGCGGCCGCTTCAGCCTCTTCGCCGACAGTTGGAACTGCGGTGATCTTAGGAATTTCGAAGCTCATTCCAGCATCAGGTAGAACGCCGCGAGATACGGAATCAACTGCTGGGCGGTCTGCGTTTGATAGTGGGTTGATGATTTCAGTTAGTTGGCGAGTAGGAATCAAGCCAGCATTGTTTGAAGTTGTGTCGTCTGCCGCCATAACGTATTGGCGAGCGACGTCATCACCGAGTTTTGCGCGAACGCTGTTCTCGAGATATTTCGCCTTTGTGAACTCAAGGCGAGGAGTGGTGAAAAATGCTGGGCGTGATGCCGCAACAGTTTCAACCTTGGCAGCTTCTACCGTTTCTTCGGCAGGAGCTGGAACGGTAGTGTCTGACACTTGTTCTCCTTCGGTTGGGTTGTCTGCTTCAGCGGTTGCCGAAGCAGAATCTTCTTTAGGTGCTTCATTTTCAGAAGCGGCGACTTCGCTAACGCGAGCCGAATCGATTGCTGGATCAGTAACGAGCGAAACTTCATCAAGAGTCGCGGAAGTAATTTCCATAACGCCCTTATTGTTAGACCATTCGTTTATCTGTGCGCCAACACTAAAGCCATCGCGTAATCCTTCGGTCGCCTCGATTAGCGCGTCTTCTCCAGCCATAGTGTTAGCAATTTTGAATGTGGCGACAATTCCATTGGCTGTAACTTCGTGAGACATCATCTTGCCGATTGGTCGAGTGCGGTCGTGCTCGAGAAGTAGCTTGACTGGCTTCATTTCAATCGAATCAGCCGCGAACACAGTTGGGCCAACTGAAGTATTACCCTGTTCGTTCCAAGTCACAATAGTTCCGCTGATTGTGCGCTTGACAGTATCGGCCGCCGTAACGGTCATTGGCATATTGATCTTCATCGGATCAAGTCCTCTTCTTCTTGGATTTGCTCGACGCTCATCGCACCGATGCGGTTTAGGATTTCATACACTTGCGCTCTTTCGAGAGGATTTCCGCGCAAGAAGTCATCAAGGTCGAAACGCACTTCAGTCGTAGCTGGAACAAAGTCCGGCATTGAAAGACGCTTCTCGATTGCTGTAAGTAATGGTCGAAGTGAGAAATCTACAAGTGAACGACGTTCGCTGATTGAATTGGAATAAGTCATCGAGGTCGTTTCGGCACTTAGGAAATAGGCCGGAATACCTGCGGCTCTCGCAAGTTCGAGCGCGACGTACTGACGCGCCTCTGCTAGCTGAAGGCTCTTAGGATCGTAGCCAAACTCTTTCAAATCTACATCAGCATTGAGGAAAGCGGTTGAGCGAGTCTGTCGAGCAGTTCTCCAAGCTGAAAGAAGTGACGAAACTCTTTCGGCAGTCAGGTTAGTGCCATTAGATTTCAAAATCATTGAGGGATTTGGCTCTTTAGCGTAATTGACTGCCGCGTTTTCAAGATAT